AACTTAATGCCCATATGTTTTCAATGAATTCTCTAAAAGTTCCTACTTCATATCTCTTTTGTTCTTGCAATCCCCCAGCAAGCATATCAAAAGCTTTACTAATAGAAACGACATCTTTATCTGCCACTTACTTTTTTTCCTCTAGATTTTGTACTAATGTTTTTAATTTTACTGCTATTTTTGAAATAGTTTCAGAATCGCTAATCTCTGAAGTTAGTACGTGTAAAACATCTTGTACAAATTGGTAGCTTACCATTCCTGATAAGACTTCTCTTTGACCTTTTATTCCAATATCTACAGCTCTTGCTGCATCTAAAGCCCTATCAAAATGTAAACTTGTTATTTCTCTAGATGCCTTATTAGATATTTGAGTGTAACTATCTAGTTGTTCTTCTTGTAATCTAGCAAATCTTTGTGCCTCTGTTTCGGCAATCTCTTGTTTTTTCTCAGCAATTGCCACAGACTTTTGTTCTGCCCATTTTTCCTTTTTTGCCCACGCATAAATAGTGGGTGGTCTAACTACCACTCCATCTACAGATAATTGTTCAGCTATTTCTTTAGCAGTTAAATCCCCTCTAAGGAATAACTCCATAGCTTTTAGTTTTACGGCATCAGGAATATATTTTGGCATTGTCTACTCGTACATACTGTTACTATCGAATACACCCATTCCATCATCTGAAACGTGTTGAGAATCGATATTACCACCTAATGCACTACCATCAGGATTTAAAAATTTAGTGAAGTCTACGTGACCAGAACTTTTTACAGAAGATGTAAAGCAATGAGGAATCTTATATTTATTTTTTCCTGTGCTTATTATTTCATCATACTTCAAGGCAATTTCACCTCTAGTACAAATACCTTCCCATATGTGTTCTTGCTCAGCAATTGGTTTGTACCTTGAGTTCTTTAAGATTGTTCCTGTTGTTCTTTGAAGTCCGGGAATTACTGTATTAGAACCACATTTAAGGTACTTGCACCAAACTAGTGTTCCATACTTTTTACGAAGTTTTGCTTCAGTTGATACATCTCCCTTTTTAGGAAACTTATCTTTATACTCTTTCTTTGGGGTATCTCTATCATCTTTCTTATAGTGATGTCCACCCATAGCTATTTGGATTTCAGGACCTACTTTTTTAAGTCCACCTCCACCTAATACCATGCTAGAACCTCCTTTTGTTCCATAGTGCTATACAAGCTGCATCTGCAAAATCTTGTTCAGGGAATTTCTCTCCCCACTTGTCTATAGCATACTTTTTTATTTCTTCTTTCTTTGCATTACCTTTGCCAACAACTTCTTTCTTCCAACTTCTATTATCAATAATCGAAGTGTTTATATCTTGTTCTAACAAGAATGCCCAAACAGCTCCAACTACATTTGCTATTGCAATAGTAGTCTTTGGGTTCTGTATGAAGATTGCTGCTTCAATAGATGCAAACTCTACTTCTTTTATTTTACTAATATCTTTGGAAAACTCTTTCAATATCTCAGGGAATCTTGATTCAAAGGTTTTTTGTTTACTACCCCACTTGTGTAACGATATTAAATCTTCTTTGTCATCTATAATCGCTGCATGAATAGCTAAACTTGAGCAATCTAATCCTATAAACTTCATTGTTGTACAGTTCCATATGTTCTCAACGCAACCACTCTACTAACAGTATTATAAGCGGTACTATAAGTATTGAGTAGCCCTTGAGTTTTTTTAAGTAATGCTTGTTGTTCAATTAATTCTCTTTTTAAATCTCTTAGTGAGGAGTGCCGAATGAGAACTTCGCCTCGTAACTCTTCACGCGTTGGTTTTTTCTTCTCTAATTCATTATACTCACTTGTAACCTTAAATAGAGCCGTGTTATAACCTTCCGTGAATGCTGCGTCAAAAGCACCTACAGTAGCCTCAATGGCAGAAACCTTGGTTTCAAGGTAACCTTTATACCCACCATACAAAACTAAAAAGTCTTCTAATTGTTTATTGTCATAATTCATCAACTTAGAAAAATCTAAGTCTGGTCTTTCATCTAAATCAACCTTGAAGTTAGGTAAGCCTAAGTTTTCAATTTCTTTTTGGGCTCTTCCTAATGCCTTCATAGGAGTCCATCTAGTTTCTCTTTCTTGCACCTTTACACCTTCACTCTAGAATTACTAATATGTGGTTCGATATATTCAATAACTTCTTTAACTTTTGCTAAGTCAAACTTACCTTGAGTACGTATACCACTCTCCATGTCAATCCAATTAATAACTTTGTCTCTTTTATCCCACACTTCAACTGCTTGTGGTAATGTATTAATATTTAATCCCCCGGAGTAACCATATTTTCGGTCTCCAAAGTCTAACCAAGTATTTTCAAAAACTCCTGCCCCACTAGAAAAATCTTGAAAGACTGCAACGTTTTCTAACTCAAGGTCATACATAAAATGATTTCCTTCATCAACTTGTAAGATAAATTCAATCTCAGGATGTCTTTCCATTTCTTTTATAAAGAATTCATTAATTTTATATTTCATTCCATGAGTGTTTATTTGAGCTCGTGAAAAAATTTTTGGAATGTTGTGTTCTCTCATAACATGGAATAATGGTAATCCTTCAGTTACAAGTTGATATACCATTGGTTCACATAAATGCATTGAAAGATTCATTGTCCATGGGTTTTCCTCCCTATCGGTAGGTAAAACTTTTTTTAATCTTTCTAGTTCGGATACCCAATTAAAATTAGGGAATCTACTAAATCCTTCTGTTGCACTAGGGAATAGAATACCCCACTCTACCCAAGGGTACTCCTCTGAAATTTGTGCTAATTCAACAGGATGAACTGAATTATCAGCTCCTGTAAATGTTACTCGTTCTATCACTATTCTTCTCCTACATTTTTACACGCACACCAAGATGCACCTGTACACTTTTCTGGTCTTACTAACATTTCTTGGATGTTGAAACAACGTTTCAATATACTATCCCATTCTATCACATCTCGGTCAATTACGAAAGATTTGAGCTTTTGGTCATCTTTGCACTCATATAAAACTGTGCCTTTGTCGTAATTACCCATGTTTAAATACATTTGTAATTGCATTTCGTGTTCAGGTTTAGCTGTTTTTAGTCTTCCAAAGTTTACCTTATTAATCGATTTCAACTCAACAGGCATAACACCAAACTCATAATGATTGATAATAAAGTCTATTCGCCCTGAAATTGGAGGTATATCGGTCTTTAGAGACACTTCTTGTCCTCTAAGTATACCTAACCCATCAAACCACTTTGCAACCCTATCTTCTAGAGAACTTCCACATTGAAATATTCTTTGAGTAATAGCTGGAAGTGGAGTGTCTACTAGTTTGCCATGATATGCTAACCACAAGAACCTATCACAAGGGTTTCCTAATGATGATGGGTAGAAGACACCCTTTCGTGGTGCATTCATTGTTCCTGTTAAATACTCATCAAGTATGTCTACTAACCAAATATCTTGTTTGGCTACGATGTTTTTTGGCTTGATGGGTTTAATTTGTTTAATTCCAGCCATAATTTATCCTTTATTTCTTGTAATGTTTTTTCTTTAATATGTATTACATAGTCTATGTTTTTATGTTTTAATAAATACTCATCTCTTTTGGCATCTTGCTTTTGGAGATGACCATAAAACCCATCTGCTTCAATAACCATTTTTATATCAGCAACAAAAAAATCTACTGTGTAAGGATAAAATTCTAGTTGTTGTTCGTAACGTATCCCAAACTCATCTAAACACTCTGCAATTAAGTTTTCTTGTTCTGTAAAATCTCTAGGTAGTAAGTTCATTTTTTAGTTTCTCGAAGTCATCTGGGTTCTGTGTAAAGTGTTCCTTAATACCATTCAATCCCATTACTTTGGTTTCTCCATAAGTGTACCAAGCACCTGCTTGAGTAATCATCTTTTGAGCAATACCTTCTCTTATATAACTTTCAAGGATGTCTATTCCACCATCTACTCTAAAAGGAACTACTGCAGATTTCCAATTCTCTCCACCTACTTTAGTCTTTCGTAGTCTGATTTCCATGTCAAATCCTACGTTCTGTTCTGTCTTACCTTGTTTTTCTTTTATCCACCCAG